AGAATCGTTGTTCCGGTAATGGTTGTACCGGTGACTGTCGTAAAGCCAGCAGTGTTGCCAGTAATGACGGTGCCACTGATGGTTCCAGTGGTGGTCAAGTTGTTTTGAACAACAACACCACTGAAGGTGGCGAGGCCAGTACTGGTAACAGTATTTAAAAAGGATGCACCACTAACAGTGAGATTGCCAGTGATCGTGACATCACCAGCAATAACCTCACCTGTAATATTTACGTAATATTTATCTAAATAATTCCTGAACTCCGTAAAAGTAATCTTCTTATTACGAAGCGTCGGGTCCACCTCAAAGACGTGGACAAGCGTCAGTAGATCTTGTTCGTTAACGTCAATCCCGCTAATCGCAGGGAATTCGCTGATTCTGCGATTTGCCACCTACAGTTACGCCATATTCTTATCCCTAATTATAAATCGCTTTGTCTAACGCATTTTAATTTCAATGCGAGGCAAAACATTTGTAGCAAAGTTCCATGTCCATTGCGTTCCTGTTACAATTCCACAGGAAACCAATAGAACAAGGAGTATTTCTGCAACCGTCAAGTTGCGACGAACGTAAATAACTTGCGGCTGAGGCTGGGGAACAGCTTGTTGCTGAACCAGGGTCTGCTGAATTGCAAGCTCTCTGGCCCTCGCTTTCATTTCTGCCAGTTGCTCTGGCGTGATCTGAGGACCAACTGGAGGTTGACTGGGGAGTACTTGGTCTTCCATGTTTACAAGAGATTTTCCCACACATTAGCATCTAATAAGAGGTGTTGAATTATGCGGAACGGCATTAGAAAAGGACTAGAGGACGTGGCGTGGGAGCTCCGTGGAATACGGACGGTCTTGATGTCAATGTGGCACAGCCGTTACGCAGAGGGTGAAACGGATGTTCTGAATCCTGATTCATACGCTGATGAGTACGTATCAACGGAAGAATGTGCCAGGCGACTTGGTGTTTCCGATCAAACAGTCCGTAACTGGATGGCAATTGGAAGAAAGACACCTGAAAAAGGCTGGGTAGAAGGCGTCCATTACGTCAACGTATCTCCCGATCCAAGTCGTAAGGCTGTTGTCCGCATCCCCTGGAACCGACTGGTCCAATCCTTTGCAAAGAACCGTGACCTGGAGCCAGCGGATTACCGGAAAGACCGCAGCAAGATGTACGAATCCACTGGTTTTGACAAATTGGCATAATGGCTCATCGATTCCGGAATGTAGACATTACTCTCGTAACCATTGAGAACCACGCAGAGCTTCTGCCGGAATCCTTGGTGCGTCAGGTGGAAATGTTTATGCCACCAGAAGGATCTTTTGACGATGGCACCTTGCGTCGTTATCTAGAAAACTTAAAAAATTACGAAGAAGAGGATGCAAATTCCGGAATGACCCTGGCGAACAGGCTGAGACTCGCATTCCAAGACATGAAGCCTGACACAATCTGCGGTAAATTTCCTCAAGCAGAGCTTCCTCTAAAAAGAAGATTGCGTTGCGTTGCTGAGTACCTTATTCGCTCAGGTGAATTCGACAAAGTCCGTGATGAAACAGGTAAATTAGTAAAAAAACGTGGCATCCTAGGCAAGATGGTAGTTTTATACCAGCCAATGCCTAAGCTGCGCGAATCGTTAGCCAGGCAAAACCTGATAGAACCATGAACCGCCGCGAAAAATTGATTGCTTCTGTCATTGGTCCAGAGATGGACGAGACAAAGGCACGCATGTTGGATGCAACCGTGCGTTTGATCTTGGGTGACATGGGAGAACAATACTGCAGGCTGTGGGAATTAGAGGGTCCGGGAGTGATGGTCTTTCAACCCCAGAATAAAGACCGTTCGATGTTCTTTTTTACACTAAAAGAAATGCACGCTGCGCAAGAAGAGTGTGAACGTGGCAATGATGGGGACATGGCAGAAAGTTTTCGGCGTATTTTGCAAGCAGCACAAAAAATTGACCCTACTGAAAAAGCGGGTTACATCATTAATGACGAAGAAGGGATGCGATATTTTGAGGTGGATTACAACAAAGTTGCAGAAAGCTGATGGGTTTACAAGATATCGGCAAGCGTCGAGAAGATACTGAACTTATTACTAACTACGATCTGGTTAGCGCTGCCCATGCAGTGCTTGAAGGGATTGATCTGGATGTTGCAAGCTCAGAATTTGCCAACCAATACGTAGAAGCCAAGAACTATTTCAGCCCATCAGATGATGGCTTGAATTGTCAGCAGTGGTTCGGCAGTGCCTATTTATTTCCTCCCAACGGAGCGTACTTTTGGGACAAAAAGAATGATCGATGGAAAATGACTAGGGCTTCCTCTCCAACACTGGTATCGTCGCATGCAGTTTGGTTTCGAAAAATGTACCGGGCATGGCTGTCGCGAGAAATTAAACAGGGACTTTACTTTACAAACTGTCCAGACATGATCCGATATGAGCAAAAAATTTTTGATTTTCCTGTTTGCATCTTGAAAACGCCTCCTTTTTTGCTGCGCCGCACCAGTGAAAAGACGGATAAGCACAAGACGTGCACATCACTGGTGGTTTACCTTCCTCCAACGGACAGTTCTGGGACTGCCGTCGAAAGATTCCTAGATATTTACTCAGAAAAAGGGCGTATTCTCTGTTGAATTCCGTATACTGAAAGACGATTGAAGACGGACATGACGGTTCTGGCAGATTGGCAAATCAAAGAACTGGCAAACGAGAAGGAAATGATCAGCCCCTTTGTTGACCACGTGGTCAGCGAAGAAGATGGACGGCGTTTGCTGAGTTATGGACTGAGTTCTTACGGTTATGACATCCGCTTGTCACCCAAACAATGCCTGATTTTTGGCAAAGTACAGGCCGGTGACTGCGATCCAAAAGACTTTGATGCTGACATCCTGAAGCCTGCCGATTTACTAGAGGATGAACGCGGTCAATACTTCCTGTTGCCTCCGTATGGATACTGTCTTGGCGTAGCGCAAGAACGACTAAAGCTCCCACGAAACGTTACTGTTGTTGCCGTCGGCAAATCGACGTATGCACGCTCGGGTATTTTGGTAAACATTACCCCAGCCGAAAGTGGCTGGGAAGGTTACCTCACCCTTGAAATTAGTAACTGTACGGGACTCTTCAATCGCATCTACGCAAACGAAGGGATCACGCAACTGCTGTTCTATCGTGGTGCTCCGTGCGCTGTTAGCTATCAAGATCGCAAGGGCAAGTATCAGGATCAACCGCACAACGTGGTGTTTTCCCAAGTCTAATTAGCCAAAAGGCCGACCAAAGTTCGGTTGTGGTTTCCTGGCGTAGTTCGTGCCGCCTGCGCCAGGACGACCGTAGTTCTCATCCCTCTGACTGGGTAGTTCTACGCCATTGATCGAGGCTTTGCCGATGGGAGTACGGCCACGAATCATTGGCTCATCGATACCAGCACGTTGCTTGTATGCGCCAGCGGTCTTAGCTGCCCGCATGAATTTGGCAACGCGTGCCTGCTTGTCGTTGACGGATTCCGCAGCGCTGCGCTCTTCTTCATCGACGCGACGCAAGTCGGTGTCGTACGCCTGTTCTGGGTTTAAGTCCGTAAGTTCGGCACCTGACGTACCAGGTAGCCGCCTACGATCTTCTTCCGGACTAAACAAATTTGCCATAGTATTATTGTAAAAGGAATAAATCAAGCTTTAAATATCATGTATCACAACGTCGGTGCATTTCTTGACGGCTTTGTGCAAGATGAGGTGAAGAACCGTTGCCTGAGTATTGAAGATTTTGGGCAGCCTCTCGATAACAAAGAAAATGATGTACCCTTATATGACATGTACAACCGAGGATTAGCGGTATGCGAGGAGGGAATGGATCGTCAAAACCTGGGACTGGAGCCGGGTCGTCCGGGCCTAACGGGTTACATTCCCTCGATGGAGCAGGGAGCAGCAATGGGAGCAGCACCCAAACCCAAGACGTTGGTCTTGGAACTGGAAGAGCCGTCAGAGGAGATGAAGGAGGAATCTCTGAAAAGGCGTGGTTTGCGCCGGTAGAAGAAATTAGTGATTGTCCAGGGGGTGTTTGTCCTGTCCCCTGGTTAACTAAAGAAGAGAAGCCGGTAATAAAAGAAGATACCGTTAATCATCCGTCGCACTATACCGACGGTGGTATTGAATGTATCGAAGCAATTGAGGCGCAATTGACCCAGGAGGAGTACCGTGGGTACCTCAAAGGGAACATTGCCAAATACGTTTGGCGTGAACGTCATAAAGGTGGTGTTGAGTCATTAAAAAAGGCTCAGTGGTACCTGAGCCGTCTTATTGAAACGGAAGGCAGTTAGAACGGCGCTGTCTCGTCGTCATCTTCTTCATCCTCAAAGAGGCAGGTGGCGGCGAGCTCCACGAGTTCTAAGTCGGTCGGAATATCAAAATCAATCGTCACATCCTCATCTTCCATGAGGGATTTAACTGCGTACCACTCCATCAAACGCTGGTGGTACAAGTTGAGCAATGCGGCATACAATTGCTCCCAAGTCATTTCTTGGGCTTGCAATTCGGCTTTGCGCATCGAGAACTGCAGTTCTAGTGGAAGTTCAAACTCCCGTGGTTCGACTGATCGATCCATTCCACTCTGCATGCGCTCAATGTAATTATTCTAATCCTAGCTAGTAAAAGAAAAATCGAAAACCATTTCCTCCCATTCTCGGAATCCATCGTTATCGATATCAAACTCGTTTGCAAACGTACTAAGGATGTAAGGGCTGATGCGCTCCTCTAAGATACGAATGGCTCGAACTTGGTGTGGTGCAGCGGAGTAGTTGCGGAATGCCGTCAATAAAATCTCGGTCGAGGCCCAGGGATTGGCGTCGACCTCTTCTAGGAAAAGACTGACTTCTTCTCGGCGTCGCTCCAGCAAACCACCAATAACTTTCCGATCTGCATCGAAGATCCAGTGGGACATCTCTGCCGTGGCGCCACAGAAATCTTCTTGTTCAATCAGATCAACAATAGGACTGTATAAGAAGGGTTCCCAACCAATCGAGTGAATAAACGAGATAAGCGCATAGCGCATATGTTCATCGAGCCCCAGATTTAGTTTCGTCAGCTCGTTGTCAATGACCCGCGCTTCTGCGAGCAAATACTCCATTGCCTTCGCCTTGGTACAGCGATGCCCTTGGCGTACGGGAGAACCGTCCGGATAGAACTGAGTCCCGTAGCCAAGGGTATAAGGAGGGCCGCCTGTTGCAGGATCAGGGTACGCCTTTTCGCTGAAGCCTTCGTACCTGCAGATTATTTTTAATGCATACGAAAGGCTAGACATA